ACAACCGGCGAATTTGAAATGCTCAAACAATTGGGTATTAAGGTAAAGGTTGAAGGCGATAAACTAAAAGTAAATTTCAAAGGCACAACAACAACCGTTGCAAATGATGGTAAATCAATTATCAAATTAATTGATCAAATTGGTAAGACAGAGTTTGCAGGTGGTATTGAACGTCAATCTAACACACTAACAGGTGCATTATCAAATCTAAAAGATGCTACTGATAAATTCTCTGCTACAATAGGTGAAAGCGGATTAGGTTTAGCACTTACACAATTGGCCAAAACATTCACAAGCATAGTTCAAAGTTCAAATGGACTTGCTCAAACAATTGGTGAAGAACTTGGCTTTATGTTCTTTAAACTTAATGAATTCATCAAAGAATCTAATTTTGATATGGGCAACTTTATCAAGGGTGCTAAAATTGCTGTTGCTGTATTAGGTGGTGCAGGACTTGTAAAAGTATTGCAGATGGTGACAACTGGTGTTAAAAGTTTAACACTTGCTATGGCAAGAAACCCATTAGGATTGTTAGCAGTAGCGGCCGCAAGTTTAATCACATACCTATCTATGGAAAATGGATTGGGTAGAACCATTGCACAGGTTCGTGCTGTATTGAAAAAACTTGGTGATGTAGCAGGTAGCATAGCAACATATTTTAAAAATCAACTTGGTAAAGCAATTGACTTTGTAACAGGTATTTTTGATAGTTTTGTTGAAGGTATCATTTCAGGATACAATGCTATTGCAAAATTTGTTCCAGGTTTAGAAGAAATTGAAGTCACTGGTAAACAGGTAAGAGACGGATTAAAAGATCTTGCTATTGAAGGATTTGAAGTTGTAAAAGATACCGTAGGTGATGTTGTTGAAGGTGTTGAAGAATGGATTGATACCAATGAATTGGCTAAAAAGGCTTTAGAATCAGGTAAAAGTGTTCTTGCTGAATTAACAACTGCTTGGACAAATGCTGGATTAAGTTATGATGAAGCAGAAAAGAAAGCAAGAGAAACTTATGATGCCTTAATTGCTACCAACAAAGGATTAGTGGATCAAGGCGATGCGGCAGATGGTGCGGCAGATGGCACAAATAATTTAACAACTGCAACAGAACAACTAACAGCAGCACAACAAAAATTAAATGCGGCATCCTTAGGATTAGGACAAACAGAAGCATTAAAAGAACAACAGGATTCATTGATTGAATTTTATGATAAAAATTTAAAAAAAGCATCTGAAACAAATGAATTTATTCGTGTTGGTAAAAAAACATTAATTTCAAGAGAAATATTATTAGAACAAGAAAAATTTGACAAATTACAAACACTTAATGAAAATTTCTATAAGGCTGTTGATTCAATGCATATGCGTAACATTGAAAGACGTCTTGCAGCCGATATGAAATATCTTGATACTGTTGAAGGCGCTCTTGATAAGGGTTTCTTAAAACGCAAAGGAGATGAAGAAAGAGTTCAGGATATTGTTCGCAGACGTATTGAATTTGAGAAAAAATCAGAAGAAGAAAAAGTTCAATTTGGATTACAACAGGGTGCAACATTCTTCAAGGGACTTGCGGCTTACAATAAGAAATTCTTTGCGGCATACAAGGCATTTGCTATTGCTGAAGCAATAATTAACACCTATGTTGGAGCGACGCAAGCCTTAAAAGCATATCCACCACCATTCAACTTTATTGCGGCAGCGGCAACCGTTGCTTCAGGTTTGGCACAGGTGGCAACCATTAGGGCGCAAACAGCACAGCGTGGTGGTAAGGTAATTGGCGGACAGCCAGTTGCAGTTGGTGAGGATGGACCGGAGTTAATTGTGCCCAAGCAGAGTTCAACAGTCATACCAAGAGAGGTTGCGGATGCAATTGGTAACATGGGTGGTAATAACGGACCTGTTAATGTAAACTTTAACATAACCACAGTTGATGCAAGTGGCTTTGATGAATTGCTTGTCGAAAGAAGAGGAACAATAGTAAACATAATCAATACTGCAATGGAAAAACGTGGTAAACAAGGAGCAATAGCATAATGGCCTATATAGGAAATTTTCCAACATCACCTGGATTCCAAGCAATTAATTTCAAACAAAATAATTCCGTTAAACAAACATCAGCGGCAAGCGGAAGAATTATTAGATTAACAAATTCAACGACCATATGGAGTGCGATACTAAGATTTCCTCCAATGTCATTGGCAGAATTTCTTCCCATACAGGCATTCATAGCAAGAAGCCAGGGTGGCTTGAATGAATTTGATGTGGTCATGCCCACGATATCACAAAACAGTGCCGGATATACCAATAATGCAACAGTGGCATTAATTACAACCACGGAAGCGGCTGCTGGAACTACCAGCATGGAGATAAACAGCGTTCTTAATGATACCAAGATATTCAATCCGGGCGATGTAATAAGATTTAACAATCATTCAAAGGTTTACATGATTACTGATGATGCTGGAGTAACCACGGATGGATCCGGAAATGCTACCATTAACTTTGAACCGGCGTTAATTACTACTGTGCCCGTTAATGATAGTGCTGGAGATTATCATATCGTTGCCGATGTTCCATTTAGAATGATAATGAATAACGAAATACAGGAAATGGGATATAGGACTGATGGCTTAGTTAATTATGAATTGGATGTTACGGAGATTATCTAATGACAAAACAATTGAGTGGCAATTTACAAACAGCATTGGCAAGAGATGCCATTGTTTCATACCTGCTACTCAACATCAATGGAACAAGATATACTGATGCGCCTTTTGACATTACCAGTTCAATAGAGGGTTCATCAAATACCTATGAGGCACAGGGAAATTTCCTTGGCATAGGTGAAGTTGACGAAAATTCAGATCTTGCGATCAGCACCATAGCAATACAATTATCAGCATTGGTGCCGGTAGTGGTGGCTAATTTTGCAACACCATCAATAATCAATCAGGACGTATCAATCTATAGAATACTTTATGATCAATCAACGGAAGAACCAGTTGGTGATAGCACGGGTGATAATGGATTATTAATTTTCAAGGGTCGCGTTAGCGCATATGATATCACGGATGCTGAGGAAACGGCATCGGTAACCATAACCGTTGAAAGCCAATTTGCTGATTTTGAAAAGATTAATTGCAGAAGAACCAATTTAACCAGTTTCCAAAGATTGTATCCAAATGATTGGGGAATGGAATTTTCGCATGAAACATTAAATGACTTGGGGTGGGGTAGAAAGGTATGATAAGAGAATTTCAACCAACGGACATGAATAAAATATTACAATTGGTTAGAGAACATGCCAAGGAAGCGGAAGTGTTTCAAAACTTGCCAGTTGATGAGGTATATGCCAAGGAACAGATTAGGCACACGCTGATACAGCAAAACCATCAGTGTTTTGTTGTTGAAAGCGGCGGCGAAATAGTTGGTTATAGTTTGGTTGGATTGATGACAAAATTATGGAATCCAACCATCTATGCTGAAGTATATTTTTTCTATGTTCACAACAGCGTTAGAAACAAATACCTTGCTGATGCACTCTATGATAAAACATGCTCATGGTCATACCAAAACGGAGCAAGTTGGATTGAATACAGCGTGAGCCTATTTGATGAAAATTATGAGGGCAAGAAAACATACATCGATAGGGCATCAACCTATTTTGAACACAAGGGCGGAAACCACTGTGGTAACATATTTGTTCAGGAGTTAGGATAATGGGTGGCGGAAATCCAATAAAGGCCATAACTAAGCCATTCAAGAAGTTATTCAAGAGCATTGGCAAAATTTTCAAGTCAATTCTTAATTTTGTTGGTGATATCATTGGTTTCGTTCTCAATCCATTTGGTGCTTTTGATACTCCGGATTTGGGGGCACAGAATGCGGATCAGGCGGCACAGGGTGTTACGGTCACAAAGAATGGAACCAATGTGGCAATACCCGTTGTTTATGGTTATAGGAGAGTTGGAGGTGCATTAATATATGCTGAAACTGGCTCAACAAACAATCAATATCTATGGTGTGCTTATTCATTATGCGAAGGACCCATTGCTGGCATAAAGAGAATTTACATTGACGATGTCGCATTACCATTACCAGATAACATCTACACGGATCAGGGAGTTGTTGATGTAACCAGTGGTAAGTTTAATGGTAGGATCAAGTTCCAAGTCATGTATGGTAACCAGGCTGAAAATTTTTCGGTCAATGGCGATCTAAAGGGTCCAAATTGGGGAAGCAAACAGAGAGCATTGCCCAAGGTTGCTTGGGTCATGATGAGATTTTATTGGAAGGAAATCAAGACACAAGAAGATCAGGACAACAATCCATTTGGTGGTGGAATTCCACAGGTCAAATTTGACATACTTGGCAAGAAAGTTTTTGATGTTAGAAGATATGCTGGATCAGTTCCAGCAATAGTATCATCGCTTACGGATGAAACCACGCATCGTTATTCATACAATCCAGCAAACTGTTTATTGGATTACATGCTGAATACCAAGTATGGTGCTGGACTAAGTTATACACAGATTGATTTTGATACATTTAAGACTGCGGCACTTAAATTTGATCAAACGGTATCATACAACAACAATTATTCAGGTCCGGCAGTAACAATGAATGCCGTGGTTGATACCAACACAAAACTTCTTGAAAATCTAAAAAGATTATTGAATGGTTGTAGAGGAATAATGCCATATATCCAAGGAAAATACAAATTAAAAGTAGAGGATGGTGGCAATGATACTGATATCACATCAACCACAATTAATGTTGCATTTGACGTTGACAAATCCTACATAATTGGTGGCATAAGCCTACAGGGCGAAAGAAAGAAAACAAAATTTAATGAGGTATTGGTCAACTGGATTGATCCTGATAGAGAATTTACCAATCAACAGCAGGTATACAGTGAAAGTGGAGATCAGGCGCTTGACAATAATGAAAAATTGGTTGGAGAATTTACATTCCATACCATTACCAATCCTGCGATCGCTTGGGAAACTGCGAGAATGATTTATAAAAAATCAAGAACGCAAAAGTCAATATCCTTTAATGCCACGCAAGAATTAATGAATGTTGAAGTTGGTGATATCATAAGAATTACTGATACCGTGCTTAATTTAAGCAATGACACATTTAGAATTGTTACACTTAAACTAAACAATGATCTTACTCTATCAATTGATGCGGTTGAGCATGATGCCACACTGTATCCAGCAACGGGTGGAGTTGGACAAATTGAAATTCCTCCACAGGTTTATTTGCCACAGGAATTAAGCGTAAATCCAAGATTAAAGAATACACCACTTAATCCATTAAGCGTGTTTCCACCAAACAATCCAGATGAACCCGTAAATGGCATTGACATAGTTGACAGTGCTGGCATTCCAATAACTGACAGTGCTGGAGCAACCGCAACGGATGCCATCAATGAATCAAATCCATTGGCCGATGAGCCAGATACTAATCCAACCGTGGTTACAAAATTTAACACATTTGAATATCTACAATCACAAGGAGATGTTCCACCAGCATGTGAATTCAATCCTTCAAGAATTGAAAATTACACGTCAAAGAGATATGCTGATGGAACACTGCCAAATGTATTCTATTGGGAAACTCCCACAGGATTAAAATCATATCTATCAGTATCATCGGATTCAGGAATCTTTTCAGTTGCCAATCTAACCAATAGCGAAGTTGGACAGGATTGGGTGTATAGTTCGGCACCCTCGTATGAATATCCTTATGGTAGCGGAAATCAAATACTACAAGGATTCGTTAGCATTGCAAACAAACCATATGTTTGGGTTGATACCAAAAATATGTGGAAGTTTGGTGGAATGAGAATGTATCTAATCTTGAATAGACCACAGGATGCCAGCATCGCACACTATAAATTAGAATACACGTATGGCGATGACGTTTTACCATTTATTACCGTAAGAAATCTTGATATAAATTATCCTGATTCATCCTACATTCGTATTGATACGTATAATAGAAGTGCAACGGCAAAAAATATTAGATTTCGTTGGGTAAAAAATTATTTTAATGGTGGCAATGCAGGCATTGAACTATTGGATGGTTCAAATTTACCAGATTCATATACATTTTATGATTATGATCTACAGAAGAATGTGACTGGAAATAACATCGAAGCAATGCTAAATTATTATCAACAGAATTTAAAATCATTGTATTTGCAAACAGTTACGGGCACGGGTAGCACCTTTAAATCAGATGGTGCTGTCGTAACAACACATAGTTTAGGAACATAAGATGCCAGCAGGATTTTACAAGGAAGGATTATTACAACCATACAGCACGGAAACTTGGGCTGACTATGGTGATAGCGTTGGTTACACTTGGGATAATTTTACATCCTGGAATGGAACGCCCGACCTTCCCTTAACATTTGATACTGGCATTGTTGATGGTGAAAAGATAGATCAATTTTTACCATTAACGGAAGTAACTACCACTGGACAGGTTACGCAGGTTACCATCTATTATGGAAATACCGTTGATTCAACGGGCGGAGCAATAGATAGTGAAAGTTCCGTAACATACACGCCCGGTGACAGCGTAAACGCAATCAAGGCACGCTATTTTCGTTTTAGTTTTAGCGTTGGTTATCTTGACAGTGCGGGAGTGAGTGAAAGGCCCGTTATTTCCAACATAGTAACATCACTATCCAATGAAAAGATTACTGCCACATTTGATAGCATAGATTCATCAACACTTGGTGGTAGCGTGGGCGCAAGAGAATTAACGGTTGAGGATCCAATCACGGTTACCTCACTAACCGTAACACCACATACTCCGGGCCAAGCACTTTATGTTAGCAATGATTATGTGGCAAGTGATGATAGTGCTGGTGAAATATATGTAGAAGAAGGCATAACGGTCAAGCCCATCATATACATAAACAAAACAACATCTCCAATAACGCTCAACATATACAATTTTGATACGTATGGAAAGAATGCGCCAATAGATTGCACATTTGATGCCATGGTTCAGGGTTTACCAAACGCAATAGTTGATGTTACTGGTAACATAAGGAGTTAGATATGGCATGGCCAAACACGGGTGATATAGACACCACAAAATTAGATCAAGACACTGATAAAATTTCAGAAAGCCGCGCGGAATTATACAAGATGGCTGGTTACGTCAATGATATGATTGATGTGGGGCCATCAGGATTTGGTGAGGATTTGATACAGGTTGGACAGGAGGATAGTGATCCCGTGCAGATTATTGCAAACACAACACAATCCTCAAAGGCATTAGAATTATATGGGCGCACATCAGGAAGTTCAAGTCCATCATTAACACTTAATAGTGATGGCACAATTTCACTTGGTGCCATAAATGTTTTTGTGAATTCAGCCATGACAGTGTATAACAGAACAACGACACAGAGAGATGCTATACCAAGCATACAGGATGGCATGATCATTTATAACACAACAACCAATAAATTTCAGGGCCGTGCGAACGGCACTTGGGTGGATTTACATTAGGATATGGCTAAATCCAATAAATATAACAAAGGAGTAGCAAATGGCTTGGGCAAATAGTTCAAATATTATTACAACCAATCTTGATAGCGGCACGGATTCACCTGCGGCAGCAAGGGCGGATCTAAAGGCAGCACTTGACGAATTGGTGCTGGTAATTGACGGAAGAGGCACTGCCAATGGAGTGGTTCCGCTAAATGCAAGTTCAAAGATTGCGGCAACCTACATGCCCGACGAATTAAACACTACTTCAGCAACCAATTTAACATTGGATCCATCAACGGGCAAGGTTGCCCTTGAGGAAATACTCAATCTTTCACCACAAACTACCGCACAGTTAAACGCAAGAACGGACAAGGCTGCGGGTGACGTTGCCTACTGTTCGGATGGCGGAGATGACAGTGCTGGTGTTGGCTGTATTGCGG